AGCAGTCAGATCTTTAAGATTAGCCTTGTAACTAATTTCTATACTTCTCTTTTCTGTACTCATTTCTGGCCCCCTGCATTCTTGGCCAGATCATCTGCTAGGGCAGAAATTACTTTATTAGCCCCCCTTCTCATGGGTTTAACCATTAATTCATTACCTGCTTTAGCCCCCAGGGGTCTGGTTATATGTTCTCCATTAGCATTAACAGATTCAGCACCAAACTTTATAGCCCATGAATAGGGTGCATCATTGACAAGAAAGCCTACTATCATACCAGCCTCTACCCTGTACCCCCTCCTAAATTGTCGCCAAGAATTCTGGCTTGTTTCCTGGTAGTAGGTAATTCTACCCTCTGCATTCTTTCTTACAATTGGCTGTCTTTTTGGCCATTCTTTCTTAGCCTGCTCTTCTATCCTGTCTAGAGTAGTATCTATTATCTTTCTGGCCCCAGGTGCTACTGTATCGAGGAATCCAGTATAAAAACTCTGCATATCCTTATTCATGGATATAGAAGCATTCCCTTTTTTTATGGTCTTACTCATGTTGGCTCCTGTCTATCATTTTCTGGAATCTTTCTTGTTTAATTCTATCTGCTCTTCTTTTGGCTTGCTCTGCTGTTTCAGTAGATAATCTATATTCTGCAATTACATCTACTCTAGTACCAGCATCTAGAGAATAGAACCAATTAGGATCCCTGCCCCATCTTAGGGCTATCTTCAGGGCCAGATAATCTAGATTTCCCCTAGAGGAATAGAAAAATTTGCTTTTTGTTCTACCTCTTCCTCTTTTGGCAATTCGTCTATCATCTGGATTAGTAGATCAGATCCTGCTGTATAGATATAGGCAGGGGCTATACCTGCCCCTAATAATCTATCCATGATCTTATGGCCATAGGCAATAGGATCCCCAGTAGCAATAGGATAGGCTGGTAGTATTTTGGCATGGTCTGTACATACCCCAATAGTAGCAGCGCAAAGTCTCCCTAATTGTGCCCTACTGGGATCAGATCCCCAGATACTGACAAAATCTAGACATGTAGCCAGACTTTTGGGTAGTTTGGCTTCTATGGTTCCTAATTTCTTTAATTCTAATTGCATGTTACCTCCTTATTTTTGCTACTAGATTATGCTGGCCCTGTTACAGTAGCGCCCCCGTAACAAGTAAAAGAAAGAGAGAATGCAGAAGGATCACCTTCAGAAAAATCTAGATTACAGATACACTTAGAAAGTGTTACTGTGTGATCTGCATCATCGCCAAAATCTGTACCCTCTGCTGTATATATTATATCAATACAGTAATGCTCTACATATGGTACCCCAGTTGTACCAGTGCTAACATTACTGGCATAGTTTCCGCTTTTATTGATAAAGTCACGTACAGATCCTGCTTCTGATCCATCTGTGAATTGCCGAAAGTAAAAAGAGAAACTTCCTGTTATGGTCTGCTGATCTTGCTTTCTGATAGTAGAAAAATTACCTCTATCCATTACTACCAATTCGCTAAAATCATTAGGTTGACTGAAAGAAAAATTACCCTCTTCATAAGCAATTTCTAAAACTACCGGCGATCCCGATCCGTCTTTTAATTCTATTTTTCCATCTCTTTTTGTTTTTGGTACTGAACTATAAGCCATGTCTGCTCCTATATAGTATGTAGAATTTGAAATTCTAGGTTTATTATAATGTATTCTTGTGAGTCTGTTACTTCCCTAGAGGATAGCATGTAATTTATGGTAAATGGAGTACCCCCAGCATCTGTAATATAGGATTCCAGAATCTTATTAATTACCTGCTCTTCTTTGTCCAGGGCATCATTATAATCTACCAATATATCTAGGGGTCGTAATCTATATGCGAATATTACATTAACTGTACTATTCAAATATACCCCTACTGCTCTTCTCTGCCTTTCCATGTTGGCACTACTAGAAACCATATTAACAGAGAATCCTAGATGGGCTATGCTATCCTGAGTTCTACCAAAAAATTCAGGGGCCATTAGGGATTCCCTGAAACCAGACAATTCTAATAGTTTCCCTTTGATATCTGCTCTAATCTGGCTGCTAGAATAGGCCATTAGTACCGCCTCCAGTAATTCCCTGGTCTGGAAAGATAAATTACTGGCTGCTTGGCTACTCTCTCATTAGGATCATCTGGGAATCCATCATGCCCCGAATCGTATCGCCAATTAATTGTTTTCCATGCTGCTTGGTACTGGGCATGGTGCTCTGTTGCCAGATCCAAGAATCTGCCATTACTCTGCCCCAGACTGCTGTGGAAATCCCTAAATATATAATACAGACTTAGATTAATATGGGCTGGTCTTAATGCTTCAGGATCCATGACTAGATACTCTAGGCCGCTACCCTCCTGTCTGATTCTTGTAAGAAGATTATACCAGGCTTCATCTATGTAGTCTTGATAGGAAGTAATACTAGATGGCCTTAGGGCGGATAGTTGCTTATAGGTAGCATACAGATCATTATCTGATACTACAGGGTATAGCCTTCTGCGTACTACTGCTGCTAGTCGTCTAAATGTATAGGGGGTACTACCTATGGTAATTTCCCATTCTTGTAGGTACCCTTCCCCCAGGTTTAGGGTATTAACTAGATTACCTGCTGTATGTACATACTGGGGTACATTGCCAGGGAATGTACCAGAAGCATAATCTACTAATTTAGTCTGATCTGGTTTGTACAGTGTATACCTTACAGCAGATATTGTGGCTAATGCCCCTTCCCTATATATGGGTAATTCTGTTGTCTGCTGTTTCCCCCTTTCAAGTAATTCTATAGTTTTAATCTGGGGGGCATATGGTATATTACTGATCGACATGTATTAGTTCCTTATAGTACTCTATACCCAGATCTAGTACCCCCCTCCTAGCAGTTTCCATATCTGCAATTCTAGAATACTGGCCATCTAATTTAGATTTAATTTCTGGTATATGCTGTTGGCTAATGTATCTCTGGGGTAATCTTTTTTTTGCCATTATATCTAATTCTAGGAAGTGATCATGGGGTAATGGTATGGTACCATCTATCATTAATTGGATTCTCCATTGATTCCATGCTGCCCTGTCAAATTTGCTTATAACCTGCCCTGCCAAAATTTTAAAATTTTCCCATTTAGGACTATGTTTAGAACCCCCATATTTTGCAGGGTAGACTCTCATGTAGTCATGCCTTTCTGGATCTAGGATAATATACCCCTGCTGCTGTAATTTCCCTAATCTGGCAGAATTATCACCTAATTCGCCCTGTATTTGATGTACCCCATTGACACCGGGTACAATTCTTTCCATTTCCACAGATGGCAGATATACTGGTACCTGTTTAATTTTTTTCCCAGATGATACACTAATATAACTGAATTCCCAATTTGCTGGAAAATGCTTATATATAAAAGGATGATCCGGATTTACTGGTAATCTAGTATTGCTAGGTCTTACCATGCTCCATGGCTGGCTAATATTATCAAAATTCATTTTTTTTCCTCCTTAAAAAATAGGGGGTATTTCTACCCCCATACATTATATATTATACCCCAGACTTGAGCAAGACTCCCCGATCCTGGTCTAGAATACTGACTCCAAAATAGGCATGCCCTACAATTCGAGTAAGCGCCTTTTCTGCTTCTCTGTCCATTTCAATAGTAACCTGATCCATAGGCATAACTAGATTAGCACCCATGATCTGTGGTGCCCCAGTAGCGTAACCTACTGCCCCTGGTGCCCAGAGTGCAGACAAATTATCTGTACTATCATTAGTAACATAACTAGATACATAGATGTCTACCCCTAGGTATTGACCCTTGTACTGATCGCCCTTAGCAGAGATAGCCTCATAAGTTGCAGGGGTGAATTGTACAATTCCTGTTTCTGCTCGTAGGTCGTCTTGTAGTTCATTCCATGCCTTAGGATGTAATACAGCGACATAAGGCCCCGGTACTGATTTACCAGATTTATTCTGGAGTCTCTGGAATGCAGAGTAGAAAGCATCTACTGAAAGAGTAGTACCAGTAGAGGCAGCCTCTATATCAGTGAATGCTGCAAAAGCATCAGCAGTAAGATCAGCAACCATGCCATCATATGATCTAGCAATAGAAAGGGCGATTCTTTCTGGGCTAATATCTGCTGCCCCCATGCCTGTCATATTAGCCAGATCGGTAATTGAATAAGCCAGGGCACGTCTTTTTACCACTACATCAGCAGATCCATCAGTAAGGGATCTATCAGATGCTGCATCTGCTTCAGTACCTCCAGAAAAAGTCTGCCATTGAGTAGCATCATATCCATCTAGGCCGGCTTTTCTGACTCTGATGGTATCGGATCCAGAGCCATTAATAGACCCTACAAAATCCATATATACAGTATTACGTAGACTCATGGAATCTGCCAGTAGTAGCCTAATTTCTTGGCTAATCATCTGTGAGAGTCTCAAGTCTGTTAAAAGTGAATTGTTGGTAATTGCCATGATAACCTCTATTTTTTTTTGTGATCCTGGGACTATCTGCTTTTTACTGGGGCGACCAGATCCCATGTCTATTTGTGTGCATGTGTATTTTACTAGGTTTATTACTTGTTATCTTGTGAATACTGCCACACAAAAAAAAGAGTAGACAGCATGGGGTACTGCCTACTCTACTAGAGTAAAGGAGGATACTCTAGATAAGTGTGAGGGATCTAGATACTGACAGCAATATCAACAGTAATATTACTGTTGGCCTTGACTTTTACATTATTAGAATCAGTGTATTGTACTTCTAATTGTACTAGATTGCTATTGCTATCCATAGCAGATACATGTACTAATTTTTTCCCTAATTGATGATTTAGAGTAGCAAAAGTACCAGCAGTAAGAGACTGACTAGAAAATTCTGCTCTTAATTTAGACTCTGGTAATTCAATTTCTCCTGTACTAGGATCATATCCACACAGGGAACCAGAAGCAGCACTAATGGCATTACGCGCCCTGGCATTAGAGAAATACAGATTAGTACTACCTTCTGAAATGTCATCTGTACTAGCAGAGAATCCAATTACCCCTGTTGTAGAATTGTAAGACAACAAAGAACCATTAACACTAATAGCCCCTCTGGCTCTGGCATCAGAAAAGTACAAATTACTACTACCCTCTGATACTACATCTGTATTACCAGAGAAGGAAAATTGACCCCCACTAAATGATAGCCCAGTACCAGCAGATAATACGCTACGTACATCTGATGCAGTAAGATCCATTTGCCCAGTAGATGAATTGTAAGAAATCAGAGCGCCATCTAGAATAGAAATAGATCCCCTGGCTCGTGCTTGGGTGAAATATTGATTAGTTGCACCTTCTGAAATATCATCTGTATCTGCAGAGAATCCTAGTACCCCAGTACCTGAATTATAAGACAATACAGATCCAGATACAGAAATAGCCCCTCTGGCTCTGGCATCAGTGTAGAATAAATTGCTACCCTCTGAAATGTCATCTGTACTAGCATTAAGAGAGAAAGATCCAGCGCTATAAGAAAGACCAGAACCAGCAGAAAAGAATCCTCTAATTTCTGCCTGGTCTGCTGTAATAGCCCCAGTAGATGAATTGTAATCTATACCATTAGATCCAGATAAGAAGCCTCGTACCTCTGATGCTTGTACGTCTGCCCCTTCGATTTTTGTCCAGTCTGCACTAGTGCCAGCAGTACCCCCATTATGGATATATGACTCTGGTCTGGCAGATCCGGTATTAGTTAGAATTACTACGTCCCCTTCCTGGAATTCATTACCATTAGCATAATTTGCAGTTAGCCAGGCAGATTGGCTGGTAGCAGTACTATCTACACTGACATCTACAATAGTAAGGGGTTTAAGTTTAAGTTGTTTCTTGCCATTAACAGTTACAACCTCTGCATAGTTAGCAGAGTCGTCATGGATACCTACAACAGAATTAGATTCTAGGTATGATTTTGTTACAGCATGGTTATCTGCAGTAATCGATCCGTCAATTTGAATAATTCCATCGAATACTACTTCTGGGTTGAAAAATTTCATTTTAATATACTCCTGGTAGGGTTCAGAAGTATCTTATCTAAGATATGCTATTGCAGTTAGTGAATTTTGGAAAGTTAATACTAATTCCATGTTGCTGTTGTGTACTACCTGAACCCAGCACTGATGGCCATCATCATCTACTACATATACTAGGGGCCTATATCCTAGATTATGTACTATTGTAACCTCTGTACTATTCGAGAAAGAATAAATCTGGGGGCCTGCATCTACCCCAAAAGAGAATCTAGCCATGTTACTCTTCCTCTAGTATGATGGATACATTAGCCGATCCTGTCTGGCTGGCTACATATAGATTATAATCTATGTTACTACCCCGCCCCATAGCGATAGTTATGTAATTGCTTTTGGGAATGAATGCCTTATTTGTTGGCACACTTCCCCCATCTGTGGCGCCATTTCTGCACAGATACAGAGCCTGCTGATCTGATCCGATAGTAACCTTTCTACAATTCCTGGGTATTTGGATCTGGGTAGTATTACTAGACGCTGTAAAATTATGAAAATGGGGATACGTGCTAATTGTTTTAAGATTCTCCATGATGCCCCTCCCTATCTGCCCTTATAGGCCTTTAATATGGCATCCCTATTGGCCCTGTAAAAATCCAGATCCTGGAGTCCCTTGTCTACTAGATCTGTACTCTGTACTGGAGTAGGCTGTACTCCATTATTGGCCCTAGGGGGTATAAGGGCAGGGGGATCTACTGGGGCATGGGTAGATATGGGTTCTGGGTCTGGTTCTATTGGTTGATTATTTTTTAGATGGGGTTTAAGTATGGCAGGGGCTGTATCTGGATTATCTTGTAAATTTGCTAACCATTCCCCTAGGGTCTGCTGTTCTTTTTTTCCTTTACCCTGCATGGCTCTGGAGTAAGCCCATTCTACTGCATCCCTTAGATCTGGATCTGTCCAGCCATGATCCGCCATGGCAGTATGTCTGGTATATCTAGATTCAGCCTCTTGTAGTTTATTTTTATATTCTTCTAGCGATTGTGCCATGGTATCTATAGTACCTAGTTTACCAGATACAGAGTCTAATTCTGCTTGCAGTTCCTTGGCTCTGTCCTCTGCTGCTACTCTGTCTGCTGACAGTTTTCTAATTCTCTCCTTAAAAGAGTTTTCTATTTCTGTTAGGGGTACATATGTTACCCCCTCTATTATTTTTTTATCCATGATATTCCTCCTTATTCACTATGTCTAGTAATATTAATTCTGCATCGAATACATTATCCCATGGCATATCCAGAGCCATAGGTATTAATTCTTGTAACTCTGCTAGGGGTAGCCATCTATCAAATAAATTTTCTAATTCTAATTCATTAAATTGTGTATTGTAATAGCAGCAGTCCCTATGGGCTAATCTTATACTAGATACTAGGTTAACCCCATTAGATAGGGCTAACCATTCTACAATACTCTGCTGGTCTAGTATACCCCAGCATGATTCACATTTCCCCATGATATTCCTCCTTATTGATATTCTGCCCTATCCCTACGTATCTGGGCTAATAGTTGTTTGGCTTCTAGTTCGTCCATGTCATCATACATTAACATTATAGCCTGTACTGGTGACATAAGGCCTGCATTCATCTTGCCTATTATGTCTTCCCTCTGGGATCGTATTTCCTCTGGGCTTAGTGGTAGGCTATGGTAGGATACTCTGTACCCCTGCTCTGGCAAATTAGTACCAAGAAATCTATTGGCTAATATTGCAGACTTAGCCAGCAATTCTTCATCACCTAGCCTAAATATGGGGGCGTATTTTCTCTGGGCTTCCCTCTGCCCTGCTCTGGAAACTGCCAGGGCGAATCCGCTTCTGGGGTCTGCTGATTGCTTACTAATATCAGCAGGGGATATACCAGCAGCAATAGCGACTCTCTGTTCATATTTTGCTATACTTTCAAGTAAGTTGCTGGGTTCTACTGGTACAGAGAAGGTACCTACTAGGGGCTGGCCCTGTGCATCTGGATCTTGACTGAATACCAATATACTAGAAGGGTCTGTACTGACAGCAGATCGTCTGGCTAATTGATCCTGATCCATCTGATTAAGGCCAGATACACTTAGCCCCGCTACATATTTCTGTGCCCAGCAGGAATCCCTTACTAGATGTACCCACATGGTATATAGAGTAGCAGATACAAGGCTACCATATATTTGCTGGCTACCTGTATAGGGATCCCAGAGATGGCCTGTTTTCTCTGCATGATATAATACTATTGGCAGGAAGGGCTGCCCCTGTGCATTTCTATAAGGGTATAATTCACCTTCTAGGGGACTACCCATGTATTCATCAGAAACATCTATACCCAGGTTGCCCCCCTGATCTACTTTGTACATTCGAAAACTGGGATTTTTTGGATCTCTGATGTCTAAACAGTCTACTACCCAGATAGATGCCCCGGTACTGTCCTTTCTGAGTCTATATTCCTTATAGTATGTTGGTATATCTGGCTGGTCTGGATGAGCCTCAAGGTATACTAGATCAGATGTTACTAGCCTATACTGTAAACCAGAATTAGTAAGGGCTATACCATCATCATTAGGTACTACATCAATTCTTATAATTCCTTCCCTCATGCCCAGTATCATCTGCTGGGCACGTGCCATTAATGGCCATAGCCCTGCCATGGTTACTAGTCCATTTCTGCCTACCAGATCCTGTATATCGCCTTGGGTATTAGTTACAGATGGATTCTCTGCATACAATACAGATAATTGTCTAGTTATCTGCTCAAAAGGATTAGAGGACAGATCAGCAGGCCCCCATGCCTCTCTTCTGTCTGGGGGTAGATGTTTCATTAATTCCCTTTCTAAATCCTCTAACCATGCCCCTACTAAGAGTCTCTTTCTTAGTGCACTATGATCCCATCTAGCCTGGTCTATATCTGTGGGGGCCGGGGGCTTAATTGCTGTATTTTTATACATGCTAATACATCCTAATTTTGTGGGCTGGTAGACTAGTTTTATAATCAATGATAGGAAGTAAACAGTATCTTAGGGCATCTATGGCATGTCCCCATTCGTCTCTACTTCTGGCACTTTGATTCCTTTTCATAGTCCACCGCTGAATACTTAATATCAACCTCTTACAATTGGGGCTAATAAAAAAATGCTTGCGTGCCATGATGCTGTGGATCATGGCGCTACCATAATATACACTATGACGCGCCTTTCTGATAGTCCTAATTCGCCACGATAAATTATTAGTAGGCATGTGCATGATAGACTCGAATGCACGCATTAATAGACTGTTTGACATCTTGCCAGCATTCCCCCCCCCATAATGTATATTATCCCCTGTCCATGTTAATTGGCCAGGGTGTAGATCATTTCTTTCTATCATTTGCAGAATTGCCCTAGCATGTGATTCTGGAGGGGCTGCCCCAGATATGTACTCATCTAATATGTATACCCATGGATTTTTGGGGTCAGATATTTCTATTGCAGCCAGTATGGCTACCTGGCTATTAGGGGTGGTACCATGATCTATACCAATAGCAAATTGATAATTACCCTTAGGGGCTGCTGCACTACTGATCATATCATCAGAGAAACAATCAAAGACTCTACCCTCTGGAATTCCTACATTCCAGTCCCCATTAATTCTGGCTTCCCTGTCTATGGGTAAATAATTTCTAGTAATAGAATCTATCTGGCCCTGACTTAATATAGGCTGGCATAATTTTGGGGTAGTAGCCTCTACTGTTAGGGGTGCTTTATGACATGATACCTGGCCTGCCTCTACTAGTTTTCTTAGATATTCTACATCCTGGCCTACTGGAGTCATAGTGATTCCTATGGTACCAGTACTACCCCCGGCCCCGCCTCTTAGTACACGTGCAACAAGTTCGCCCCAGATATACTGGTTAACAGGTTCATCTATCCCGACATAACTAATAGTGGCAGATGCCAGCCCGAGTCCCTGGTTGGCAGTTTTAATATGTATAATACTGCCATTGTTAAATCTAATTAAGGGGTGTACACCCCTAAAGCCTTTTCCTGGTATGAATTCGCATTCAGGATGTAGGGAATCCTTGGGTATCATTTCATATAATTTTTCTTGTATGGTTACAGACTGCATATGACTATGAGTAATTAAGAATGCAGTTATAGGGGGGGGATCTGTCTGTATCCATGGATGCGTACCTAGGCATCTGTGTATTAGTTCTACTGCCTGGGCTGCTGTCTTTCCTACTTGGTTCCCCCCTAGTAGTAATTTTATCTTACTGGTATCTTTAAGCCATGCCTCTTGTGGAGGAGTAGGCATGAAATATCCTAGGGGGTTCTGTATTGTTCGATCCCTGAGTCTACGCATGCCCATAGCCATAGATTTAATACTCATTGATCTATATCCCCATCTGTGCTATATATGATGGTCTATATACAGGAGCCAACATGTTTATTTTTTTACTTACATTATTCCTAGGGTGTAATGGTTGTACAGACAAGGAAGATTCAGCAGTAGCAGATACAGCAGATTCAAAATAATTTATATTGTCTATTATTATCATGCCATTTCTCTAGGGCATACTTGACCCTACCATCTATAATAGGCCAGTATTCTGGAGTTAGTTCGCAGCCAATTACATTATAGCCATTTATTAGGCCAGATACAGCAGTTGTACCAGACCCTAAGAAGGGATCTAATATAGTACCACCTTCTGGGCAGATAAGACCAGCAAGCCAACCAAATAGGCCTACTGGTTTTACTGTGGGGTGTGTATTCTTTACTTCTCTACTGGTACGACCTGCCCCGGCCCTAGGGTTCTGTAATCCTGCTGACCCTTCCTTTCTGTTTACTGCTTCATGCCCTGCTATGCCTTGTAGATGGTCTAATCCTGCTTCCTTTTCTGTTTTCCCTGGCTTAGGGCACTGGTAGATATTAGCAGGCCATCTACCTAAGGGGTGCGGATCTATTTCGTGTTTTCTGTCTGGAGAATTGAACCCCCCATTATCTAATTCCCTTAGGGCTGTTTTAAATTTAGCCCCATAGGTTATACTAGACTTTAATTCTTCCTGGGGGCCTACCCAACATGGATCATTATTACTAAATCTACTCTTATCTATGTTTAGTGCCCCAGTACCCCACTTTTTTACATTCTCTGCAATACTAAAACCTTTCTCTATTGGTTTTCTAGCCAGGCATGCTGGCTCCTGGGCTGGCTTTAGTGCAGTACCCCAGCCCTGCCATTTAATGGCATCTGGATCAGTAGGAATAAAAGGGGGCATTTCTTGATTAGTTGTACCACTAGCAAGATGCTCTTGCCCTACTGCATGCCTAACTCCTGTACCCCTATGAGACATGCCAGCATATTTCTTTTCTAGTGATATGCTGATGTTATGACTTTTTGGGAATCCAGAAAAGTATAACCAAGAAATCATATCCCTAATTTCAAACCCAGAGTCCTCTATTGCACATGTGATCCTGTGTATAGTTCTAGTACCGCCGAATGCTACCAGATGGCCCCCCGGCTTTAATACTCGATAGCATTCTTTCCATACATCTGTTCTGAATGCTATATCGCCACCATCCCATGTCTTACCCATGAATCCCTTAGATAGTCTATGTAATGCCCCTCTATGCTCTGGTACTGGGCTGGCATCCTCTGCGCTAAATCTTTTTTGTATGCTTTGTAGATGATAGGGAGGATCACATAGTACAGCATCTATACTATTATCTGGTACATCCTTTAATGTCTCCAGACAATCACCCTTCAATAATTTAAATTCTGGTACTACCAGATCCCCATATAATGTAGCCATGATACCTCCTTAAAATAACTAGGCTAGTTTAATATCAATTTTCATTGATTTTGCTGCTTCCTCTATTATCCCATTTATGGGCCTCCCCTGTAAAATTGCAAGTACAAGACAAATTTTTAGGAAGTATTCGACCTTGGGATTGCTTCCCCTGGTTCTCCACTTGACTATCAGACTTGGGTGCGCTCCTATCTGGTTGGCTAGCCATGTTATCGTCTTCCCTTCCTTTGTTATCTGCTGTCTGCAGTATTCCCCAAAATTCATTATTAACCCCATCACAATCACATGGTAAACATTGACAACATTCACAAAACATAACAGTACTATTTTCTTTTTTCAAATAGATCTATACATTCTTCCCATGGTACCTCATTAGATTCGGTACAGGATGATAGAATCTGTTGACTATTGGAAATATTAGCCATAGATTCGCATTCCTGCTGGCTGGCCCCATCCCCCTGCCTAGTCTGTAATCTACAAAATAATTCTCTGCATAATAGATCGCCATGTTTATCGAGGTACTCATTAGAGCAGGCAACCTCTAACAGATCCGGGGCAGTTAAATTCTTTTGTACCTCTACCTTCTGACTCTCTAGATGGCTATTCAGTTTAATTATTTCTTGTAGCCCATCTATCTGGCTGGCTTCTATATTGGATAATCTTTTACTTCTGGCTTGTACACCAATTACAATACCAGTAGCAGTCAGACTACCCCCAAGAAAACCTAATAGTACTGCATGTAATATAGTCATTAGTCACCCCCTATTCTAATTACATTATTTAAATCCTTGACACTAGTTTCTAATCTCTGTCTGAGAATTGGAGGAAGAGAAATAATTGCTGCTGTAATTTCTTGCAGTAGTTGTTCATCAGTTAACCCCTGTAATTCATCTGCTCCCCCTTCCTCTGCTTCTATCTGTCTTATCTGTGTAATGACAGATAGAAATTGTCTCTGTAATGCTGCGTAGGCCTGCCAGGACTGACTAGACTCTGCTTTCTGCATGCTGGTCTTTAATTCTCTGGCCTGGTCTTGTAGTATCTGTAATGGAGTACCAGATAATACAGGAGTCTCTGCTGGTCTATTTTCCTGTGCTGCTGCGCCATCCCTATTATACCCCCATCTTCTTTCTAGTTTCCATGCTGCTGCTTTCCAGTCCTTTTCTGCTGCTACTGTAATTAGTTGTAACATATAGATACCCCCAGTAGCACTGGCCTCATTTACTCTGTCCATAAATGATCGATATACCCCCCTTTCTTGTTGTTCCCCTTGTTTCATCCAATCATAAAAGGTACTTCTAGAAATACATGCAGAATCGCATGCCATCTGTATGCTAGCCCCTACCTCCAGAGCACTAATTATTTTATCTTTTGTTTCTTTTGTGAATTTACTTTTCCTTCCTGCCATGTTTCCTCCTAATTTTTCAAAAAAATATACAAATAGCGCAAAAAAGTCGCGGTGGTGGCAG